AAATAGGACCTTCTGATATAGGAGAGGCTTTAAGTGGAGATGCATCTCTCGATGCTATTGTTAATCTTTTAAGAGCTGCTGCTGAATATCCATTATATAAAGAAGGAATCACTCCAACTTTTACTGAAATGGAAGTGTGCGATTGGATAGATGACATGGGCGGAATGAGTGGAAAACAATTCCAAGATGTTATGGCATCCTTGGGGGAGAGTTTAAATAGCGGATTAGATGACAAGCCAACAAAGCCAACTAAAAAGGATGGAGTAAAAAAAAATTAGAGTGGATTGATATAGAAAGATATACAATGGGGGAGTGCAAAGTGCTTCCCCATTTGTTTTGGGAGATGACCATGGCTGAATTAGATTTTGTGTGGTATGGATATAGGCACGAAGAAGAACAAAAGTGGGTTAGGGCTAGGTGGCAAACAACAATGCTTATTAATATTCAATTACCAAAAGGCAAAAAAGTAAAACCGCAAGAACTTATTGAACTAGACTGTGATACTCGTAACTTTGTGAAACAAAGAGTAATGACACAAGATGAACTGCAAGACGTTCTAAAAAAATATGAAAATGTTAAACCGATAAGATAATGGCAGATAATCAAATGATTAAAATAGAGTTTGACTTTGATTTAGGTAATGTTCCTGCATCAGCTAAGAAGTTTGGAGAATATTTAAAAGGTATTCAAACTAATTCCAAAGAAACCGAAAACCAATTAAAGCAATTAGGTAATTCAATAGTGGAAACTTCCCAAAAAATGAATAAATCTGGTGATTCTATTAAAAAATCAAATCAGCAATGGACTAATTTTGCATTAATATTACAAGATTTACCTTATGGATTTAGGGGTATACAAAATAACATACCAGCAGTTATAGGCGGACTTGCAGGAATGACTGGACCTATTTATTTAATTAGTTCTGCTATTATTGCTTTATTTACAGCATGGGATATGGGGGCTTTTGGAGCTACTAAAAGCACAAACGAATGGAGAAAAGCTTTAAAAGAAACTAATGACGAAATAAGAAATACACTTAATTATACAAGTTCAGAAGAATCAAGCCTTCGTGGATTAGTTGATGTAATGTTAGATGTTAATGCATCAGAAAGTCTTAGGAATAAAGCATTATTAGAAGCAAAAGAAGCTATAACAAAAGTAGATGAAGCAGAAGGAAATAAAATAAAAACATACGGAGATGCTATTATAGCCATAAATTTATACTCAGAGGCACTTCAGCAACAACAAATGCAAGAAGTTATTGGCAAGAAAATTGCTGAAATAACTTTAGGACAAATAGAAAAAAGAAATAAATTAGCTATTGAAACTAATAAAGCATCAAGGGGGTTACACCCTGTAGACTTCTTTATGGGTAATAAAGAATTAGAAAACTTAAATTCTGAAATTCTTGCTAATGAAACACTATTAAGACAATTAGAGGATTTAAGGAAAGGTAATACAAAAGCTTTATTACTCAACCCTTTTTCACAATACAATGCTAAAGGAGGTAAAAAAGATAAAAAAGGAACATTAAATCAAGATACTTCTGTATTAAATAGATTAAAGGCAGAGCAGCAATTATATAAAGATGATATGTTCATGAAAAGAGCTATCGGTCTTGAAATATTAAATGAAGAAGAAAAATTATCATTACAAAAAGCAAAATTTGAAGGTGCTTCAAATACAGAATTATTAAACATAGCAGAAGAATTTAAGTTTAAAAGACTTGCTATTGAAAAAGAAACTAAAGATGGTATTCAAGAAATAAATAATGTTTATGCTGATGAAAGAGCAAAAGCACAAGCTAAAGCAGATAAAGAAGCATTTGATTTAGCTAAAGCAGCCAAAAATAGAGAATTACAAAATGCTTTAGATGCTATTAAAATAGAATCTGATACAAGACAGAAACTTCACAAAAAAGATAGAGCATTATTAGAAAAAGATTTAATAGCTGAAAGGGATCGCTTACTTGAATTAGCTGCCGATGGAATTTATACGGCTGAGCAATTTGATAAGATTACAGATGCTATGAAAAGGGTAGATGCTCAATTAGCAGGATTAGGAAGTGGATGGGCTGAAACAATGACTGCTATTGATGGAATTATTAAAAATTTTATTAATGATTCTTTATTTGCTTTAGGAGATTCAATAGGTAAGGCATTGATGGGAGAGAATATAAATGCTTTAGATGCATTTGGAACTTTACTTGCAGATGCTATGCAAGCGTTAGGAAAACAATTAATAGCTTATGGAACTCTTAAATTAGCTGCATTAAAGGCACTAGAAACTACAACTCCAATGGGAGCAATGTTGGCAATAGCTGCTGGTATTGCAGCGGTAGCAGCAGGTGCAGCATTAAAATCAAGCTTAAAGCAATCAGGTACAAGTTCAATTAATAGCGGAGCTAGTTCAAATGCTCCAAGAAAGTTTGCAAATGGTGGTATTATTAGTGGACCAACTTATGGTTTAATGGGAGAATACCCAGGAGCTAAATCTAATCCTGAAGTAGTAGCACCACTAGATAAACTTAAAGACTTAATGGGCGGAGGAAATGGAGGTACATTCTTATTAAGAGGACAAGACTTACTTTTGTCTGTAAATAGAGCACAAAAGGCATCAAATCTTAAAGGACAAAGCATTAGTTTAGCATAATGGCATACGGATTAAGATATACATTAACTCAGAAGCTTCGTAATGAAACAAATTTAATTGTTAAGATTTACGAGGATAGTTATACTGGAAGTATTAAAGAATATACTCCAACTAAGATATCATTAGCCCCAAATTCAAACGAAGAAGATCCTATTGGATGTATTATAGCATCTCAATTAAATGTTTCTTTTATAGTTTCTACAGAAGATGATTATGCTAATTTTCCTGATTTGTTAAATGCTAATGATAGGAAGTATTATGTAGAGCTTGTAAATGTTGCTGAAACAACAAATATAAAATGGAAAGGATATTTATTTAATGATTATATTAATATTGGGTATAGTACAGGTATCCAAGAAGCAAACTTTGTTTGTATAGATGCCTTATCTTATTTAAAATATAGCACTTATAGTCCTTTAGAAGGTAATATAAACGAAACAACAAACCTAATAACTATAATGAATACAATATTGAATAGTATTGGATTCCCAAATTATACTTATTTATACTCTTGTTGTTCTTATTTTGCAGAAGGTATGCTTGATAGGGGTAGTTCTACTAACAATGAACCATTTGTACAAACATTCCAATATAGAAGAGATTTTGTAGGATTAGATTATTATACAATATTAGAAAATATTATTAAATCTTTTGGTTGTAGGCTATTCCAATATCAAGGAGATTGGTGGATTATGTCTATAAATGAAATTGCAGGCACTACAAACTATTATACAAAATACTTATTAGGTAGTGTTGTTTATTTAACAGGCTCAGGAACTATAACTACAGGAATAGATATTTTACCATATTCAAATGGGGCAGTTCATTTTATTAACAATAGCCAAAATAAAATAATTAGAAAGGGTTTTTCTAGGGTAAGGGTTAAATCTCCTTATACTTATGCAAAAAACTACATAAACGATGGAGATTTTAAACAATATACTGGGTTTAATAGTGCCCCTGTAGGATTTACTTCTACTTTAACTGGAACTGGCTCTTTAACTGTTTATGAATATCCAGATGATGAATTTAATGATGTTAGAATACAACAATCAAGTACAGGTGTATCTAAATTTAAAACAACAGGTGATGTAAGTTCCCCTCAATATTTACCAAAAATGGGGACTTATAAAGGAACGTTATCTTTTAGATATAATCTATATTCCACTTTAGGATATGGAGTTACTGGTGTATGTAAATTATTTGTAAAAATGCTTGTTGGTTCAAATACATATTATTTGGATTCAAATGGTCAATGGCTTACATCTAATACTACTTGTATTATTATACCTCAATCAGATCCACCGACAGGAGTTATTACAGATAGACGACCAAGACAATCTTATTCATTAGATATACCATTTGGTAGTAATACTTTTGATAATAACGATATTGCTATAGGATATGTATCTATAGAATTTGTGGTAGATTCTGCATCAAGTCTATTTAGATTTAATAACCTTGTTTTAACGCAATCTGAAGCCCCATTTTCAGCACTTCAAGTAGAAAGGGAGTTAGGCACTAACAAAGCATTATTAAAGGAAATAGAAGTCCCCTATGGGGCTAATTATCCTGAATTATTAGTATCTAATACTATTGGTTCTTTTTTCAATAATTCTTTAGTTAAGCTTCAGAATTGGTATAGATATGGTAAAACTGGAACATACTCAACTTTGGTTAGTTTGTTATGTAGACAATACTCTAATATCTTTAATAAGAACATGGCAACATTAGAAGCAGATTTAGGCGAATCTCAAAAAGGTAATGATTTTGTGTATTTGAATAGTAAATATACTATTCAAGATACTTCAACAAACACATTATCTTATGGCGGAAAGACATTTATGGCTAACAGACTAACACTAGAACCATATTATAGTCAAACACCTTCTTTGCAATTATTAGAAATTACAAATGATGATAACACATCTGTAGAAACAATAAAATATTTAGGATAATAATAAATTAAGATATGGCATCAGCAATTAATGGAACGAATATAGTCTTATATGAATATGATAGCAACGCTATCTATTATTTTAATGGTGGTGTATCCGAAGGAACTATAGGCGGAACTCCATATTATCAAATGAGTAGAACTCAAGTTTCAGGAGATTCTACCAATTTTACTAGAAGTGCAGATGGGGAGATAGCTTGTTTTGTTACTGATATTGGTGATCCTAACCAGGTAACTGTCCCATCAGGAACATGGGTATTTAAGAACTATATGTCTATTACATCCAATGTAACAGGAGGACCAAATTTTGCTATAGTTTTATATAAGTATAATGGTAGTTCTTTAACTTTTATAGCATCTTCTGATTCAAATACATTCACATCTACTTCTACAACTTTATATACTACCAATATTACAGTACCTACTACTACATTAGCATCTACTGATAGAATATTAGTTAAGTTTATAATATTAGGAGCAGGTAGTAGAACTGTAACCTTATATACACAAGGCACAAATTCTGCTTATGTAACTTCTACATTTCCATTAGGTACTCCTATGGGAGCATCTACAAGTTGTTCTTTTGAAGCAACTACAGAACAAGTAGAAGTAACTTCATCATCTTCAGCATGGTTTAGACAATTTAAAAATGATATAATGTCATGGACTGTAAGTTGCGATGGACTTATAGCTTTAACTGGATATTCTTATTTAGCTTTAATGCAGAAACAATTAAATAGAGAAAGTGTACCAATTAAATTCTCTATTAATAACGATAATGCAGATGGATCAGGATTATATGGTTATAGCGTAATAAGTGGAACAACTAATATTACTTCTTTAAGTTTAAATGCTCCTGTAGAGGGTGTATCTACTTATTCTTTGTCTTTACAAGGAACAGGTGCATATGCCATAAGCGGAACTCAAGTTATCAATGGCGGTACTTCAGTATCTACTTCAGGGGTTAGTTCAGCTCCATTTATTGCTTCAGGAGGAGAATACACTATTACATTTGTGGGTGGCATTGGTAAAGCTTTAATATCCCTTACAAGAGGTGGTATTGAAGTTAGAACCATTAATACTTCAGGTGTACCAACAGGTGAAGATGTGACCTTTAATTCTTTAACAGGAGTGCTTACCTTTGCAAGAGCACTTGAGGCTGATGAGTTCATAAGAGCTACTTTTTCATAATATTAACTTTATATAGATGAGTAATCAAATACAAATAACAGGTGGTGCAAAAGTAAGGTCACTAGAAGGGGTTTTAACAGGAACTAGCGGTGTTTTGAGTTCAGTTCCATTAGGTGCTGCCAATGGTGTAGCAACCCTTGATAGTGGTGGTAAAGTGCCTGTATCTCAAT